AGACTGTTGAGATACGTTATTGCACGAACCGGAACCCTAACCCGGACACAGAAGGCAGGACAGAGATATTTACCCCAAAGTATGTTGCCTTCAATGGTGAGGCTGAATGGCTGAATGAGGACGAAACTAAGGCGGTATTCTATTACCTTCACTTCTACTGCAAAAGTAGCCCGCTACGCTTATCAACCCAGCCGGTGGAATACGACTATGTTGATGATGCAGCTAAAGCAGAAAAGAAAATTGAGGGGATTACTAAGAAACGCGAAGCGATGTTATTTGCTGATACGCTGGAAGGTGACGCACTGATCATTGTGGCAAAAGGTCTGCGTATTATGGGCGCCAATTCCATGGACGAACGTACCTTGAAAGCTGAAGTACTGGAATATGCACTTATGAAGCCAGAGGAGTTTTTATCAAAATCACAAAGCCAGGTTAATCAGATCGAGGGGCTTATCATCGATGCTGTCGATAAGGGCATCTTTGTTAAGTCGTCAGAGTATAATATAAAGGTCTGGAAGTGGGCTAAAGGCGCTCACAAAGGCGATTTGATTATAGAACTATCAAGTACCGGTAAGGATGACGTACAGGCGCTTATAACACATATCCAGGCTGATATTAATAAGTTCCTGCCGGTGCTTATCGATATAAGCAAAACCGTAAACGCGGAAATAAATGTTACCAAAGCATTGGAAGGAGTTGATATCTTAGGTCAATTCAGCAAGCCCAAGCCAATCGAACCGGAGCCGGAACCGAATGATGAAGCACCTGAATTCCCGGTTGATTTAGATGGTTGCAAAGCATGGGTCAAGTTTAAACTGGGTAAGATGCCGGTAGCGACATACTCAGCTCTATGGCGTGATGTGAAAGAAGGTAAAGTAACCGAGGAAAATATAGAGGATTGGTTTGCTAATTTGGATTAACAATAATTAACTCATCATATAATAAGAAAGCCAGGACGTTATGCCCTGGCTTTTCTGTTTTAATTAACCCGATTTCGGTATAATTAGAATTTACAAACCGCCCTGACCTGGACGATAAATTGTTCCTGCCTTGTGCGCGTTAATCATTGACTTTACCGCATCAGTATAATCGGGCTCTATTTTGCCGGCATTGATTTGCGCCAGCAATTTATCTTTATGATAACTGGTTAACTGTGATTCATTAACAATAGTTGTTAACTCATCTTTATCATAACCGTCAAAAGGGGCATTGCTCAATATTACCTTGTTGGTAGGATCATACTGAGGGTGTTCCTGCGCGTGAAACTCGCCGTCCGGGTCAGCCAGTTTAGGCAGTGTGTTTGCCAGGATAACATCAGCTTCAGGGAACTGTGCCGCAAGTTCAGCAGCGGCTCCGCCGTCGTGCGCTACAATGGATGCGTGAAGTTCTGATAGTCTTTCAATCAATTGTTGTCCCTCGTCAGAATCTTTTTCTTCTGGTGTCATTTGATTGTACCTTACGTAACCATCAGCAAATTCAGCTTTGTCAGCTTCATACTGTTCTTCAGGCAACAGATCAGGCTTGTTGGGCTGTTCACCTAACCCTTTTTCAAGTTCAGGGTTTTCATCCGGGTTTAGGTCTGTTGCTTCAGGTGGGGTAGTGTCTTGTACAGGTGTTCCCTGTGGGTTTGCCTGTGGTGGATTGCTTTCTGGCTGATTTTCGCCAGGGGTAGATTCATTGGGTTCCATAATGCGCTTTAATTTTTAATTGGGTGAATAATATGAATTTGAATAACCTTTTGCCTTATCAGACAAATTTAGTTGAGGCTTTGTTTGAACTACCTTTTTTTTAGGTGCGTTAGGGTCATTACCCCATTGGCCAATTGTCCCGTCAGCCTTTTCTACCATTAAGGGCTGCTGCGTAGTATCAGCAGGCGCTACCATGGCTTTATATTTACCTGCAGGTGTAACTTTCTTTTTTTTAGGGTCGCTTCCGGTAGAGTCCGTTGCTGTTGTTGGAGTATCCATTTTGATGCTAAATTTAATTATGCGTAAAAATTGAATAAAGTTATTTATTTTTATCAAATAAAATAATCCGATGCCAATAACAACTGCTTCCATTGTTGATATTTATAACCGGGTAAGCCAGCTTACCAAATCTGGAACATCTGGATACGTATCACAGGACGAGTTTAACGGGATAATTAAGGCCAAGCAACTAACATTAGAAGAACTTCTTATAGAAGTTGAGGGGGAAAACGAAAAAGCCTCTGATTTGATCGCCTGGTTAAAAGTATTTTCTTTACTAACTGCAAGTGCAAGCGGAGTTTTAACTATGCCTGCTGATTATTTACACGTAGATACGCTTTCTTTAAAAGTGGGTAATAATTATTATCCGGTTCAGATATTGCAGACAGAATCAGTGGATATGACGCGTACATCACCGGTACGGGCACCAGATATTACGCAGAATGATGTAAATGCTTATTGGGAGGCTGGCGCATTGACTATGATGCCTGAACAAGCCATGACAATTAGAATGCGTTATTATAAACAGCCTCCGGATGCTTTACTGGTATTAACCCCTACATCTGATGCCGATAATGATTACCTGGCACCGACAGCAGGCACAGAATTAGGCTGGCCATTTGCTGCCCATAATTTATTGAGTTACCTCGTGCTTATGGATTATGGCGTAGAAATGAAGCAGCAGGAAACATTTGAGTTTGCCCAATATGGTATTACTATTGAAATGATTAAAAACGCACCACAATGACTAAAGGAAAGTTCCGTGAATTAGTTTTGATAAAAGTAAGCGGTGGTGTGTTGACCAACCAGGGTTCTATCGACCGGCGCGACATTAACGTTTACATTCCTGTCGCAGTAAATTATAGTATGCTTGCTGGTTATAATCTGGAAATAAAAACTGAAGAAGATCGTGACTTTTCCTCCATGTTTTACGGTTACTTCCCGGATCAGGCTATTTTAACTGATGCTACGCGTCATAACTGGAAATACATTGTTGATCCTGCTGGTGGCATAGCTTTACCACGTAACCAAGACATACGCAGCATTGAGGATGGGCTGGGCAATACTTACAAACCGTTACCGGATAATGCTATGAAACATTTAAACTATTATCTTCCATTGATGGAAGGAATAGGCTTTTATCGCAGGGAACAAACAAAGATTTATATTTTCAATGCGCCACCAATTGCAAAAACTATCAGTGTATCACGTATAGTTGACTGTGATAGCTTGGCAGATACCGATATATTGCCGATACCAGCCGGACTTGAAAAGCTGGCTATAGATGTGTGTTATGAGTTTATTGTTGGTATCAGGCAGTTGCCGGCAGACAGGAAGAATGATAAACGCGACTTAAATTAAACCAATGAGCCAGGCCCTTATACCCAGTATAGTAATTGCTTCAAATATCTGTGAAGATATGGGGGATAGCAATGAAACAAAAGTTTTCAGGGTATTAAAGAAACTGGCTTTGGCCTATAAGGAAATAAACCTGTTCCTTGCTCCCCGTGTTAGTGTGCAGAGCGTTATATTGCCTGCAGACCATCAAATAGAATTGCCTTGTGATTTTATTTATGCCACAAAGGTGGGTGTTATTAAAAGTGGTGTGTTCATCACGCTGGACCTGAATAAGAACCTACGCAAGAATAACCTGGTTAAGACCGATACGCAGGTAGAAACAGAATGTAATGCTTTGGTTGACGGATCATTATTGCCTGGTGACTTTATGACATTTTATAATGTTTTCAGAGGCGGCCATTTTTTAGGCGAAATGTATGGTATGGGTTCTGGTTTTCATTCAAACAACTGGTACAATATTATTGACGGTGTTTTAGAGATCGGGAGCATGATGCTTGGAATAGCTGATGAGGTAGTGGTTGAATATAAGTCCGACGGTGTTAAAGAGGCGTATAAATTGATACCTTCTGAACTTGAAGAATGTATCATGCATAAGACTAAGGCTTTGCTCTATGAAGATAGCAAACCGACATTATCTGCTGATTTTAATGCTAAATATGAAAAGAAGTATGGCATGATAAAACGCATGTATGCCCATAGATCACCTGATTATCTGGCTTGGCTTATGCACAGCTCTGATTCTCCAACAGTACGATACGCTTCTTAAAATGAATATACCAGAGAAAGAAAGTCAATTGATAATGCCCATTGATGGCATGAATAGTGATATTTCTGCTGAAGAATTGTCAAATACTCAAACCAGAAAGCAAATAAATTGCCGTTCATATACATTTGGCGCTAAAGGCAAAATAACCAACCTTAAAGGGAATACGCAAATACCTTACACGCAGCCAGCCGGGACAAATATAACTCTTGGTGCCGAAGCAGATGAAGCCACCAATAGGATATTCTTTCTTAATTACAACTCCAACGGTTATCACACCTGGTATATCCTTGACATCATACTTAATAAAGTAAGTGTTTTACTCCAATCTATATCCGATTCTGATGGAGTTGATATTCTCAGGCTGGACCCGAGATCTCGCGGCAAGATTCAAATAGATATTGAAGACCACAACCTGCTTTACTGGACGGAATGGGGTTATAACAAGGCACGGAAGCTAAACATCACCAAATGCCTGGATAAAACAGCTACGGGCTACGGAAGTATCATTCTGGAGGATTATATCACCGCATACAAGAAAGCACCTGTGTATGCGCCTGTGCCCACCTACCTGACAGATTTGACCCGTAATAGTAACCAACTGTTCGGTTTGCTGGTAAAATTCATGTACCTGTGGGTTTATGACGACAGGGAACGCAGTAACTACAGTGATTATAGCCTGGTTCCAAAACCCATCAATCAAAGTTATACCGGCGTATCAGCTATCAATACAGATAATAATGCAATAATGGTACCGGTTAATACTGGGAGCAGGATCGTAGTTAAAATTGAAATAGCTGTACAAATAGGAAGCCTTCATCCAGTTACCTGTGCGGTTATACATAAAGATGAATTATTGCTTTCTGATAATAGCATTTATAATTTCGTTTTCTATAATGATGGCGCTAATACGGCAACTATTCCTGCAAAAATAATCCGGCCATATTCTTCCCTTCCAGATCGACCAAAATGCCAGAGTAAGGTTAAGGAGGCTATCACATATACTAATTTCACAGAAGGATGGCCAAAGGTTATTGTCAATGCTAAGGTTGATGTTTCGTATGTCCCCCTTTTCGTGCCGGATGTTGAAGACGATGTGCTTAATGCACCTTCAATAACCATAACAGAAACAAGCCATTTTTCTAAAAGTGCAGGTTTTTTGTCAGGGCACTACATTGTTAATCTTACTCATTTCACTATAGGACCGGATGTAAAGACCGGAAACAGATTTGTTGTAACTGGTAATAATGGCGGATCAGATAACTTTTTCTTTTCTTATACCGCTGGACCTGCTGATAACACGATTACAGTAGCGCAGCAGATAAAATCTTTTTTACGTAGCCTCGGCCGAGGCGTACCTGATGCGCATAACGGTATATCCGGTGAGGGAACCTCTGGCGGTGACCAATATTGGGATTTTGAATATCTTGGCCGTTACAATGAAAATAAAACAACATTCGGTGGTAGTGTTAACCCGGTAAACTTCGCCCAGCTAAAAGATAATGGTTATTCCCAACAATTAGCAAAGGATGGCTGTGTCCGTCAATATGCATTCATGTACCAGGATGACGATGGGCGCTGGTCATTGGGTTATACTTCTGATGCCTGTTCGCGCAGGTTACCATTTTTAACCGAAACAGGGGTGGAGTTACAAAAGTCTATTGATACGATAACTATTTCCCATCAACCCCCCTTACGTGCAAGATACTGGCAACTGGTTCGGACGCTGGACGAGGTAAATTTTATCCATATACTTATCCAGCAGGTGATAACCGTAAATGCTACACCTACCGATGACGGGACTTATCTTGATTTGGTAGTGGGCAGTTTATTTACTTACCAGAAAATACATCCCAGTACGATTTTACAATATACATTTGAAAAAGGTGACCGGTTAAGATTGATTAAAAATGAAAATACATTAGCCCTTTACCCGTATTATGAAACAGAGGTATTAAGCTACAGCATAGACACAGAAGTTATTGTCAATGATCAAATAACAGTTCATGGTACAGACCATGTTACACCAACTATTCCGCCAGATGCAGATCACGTTGGAAAATTCATTGTCATAGCTGGTTATGAACGAGAAATAATAAGCGTGTCGGGTTCAGACTATGTGTTGGCTTTCCCGATCAGCGTAGGGAATGTGGCAACCCCGACAACATCTATTGAGCCAACTTATACTTTTGTTGATCGCAGGGGTATAATCAGGATAAAAAAGCCAGATGTTATCTCCATTGTTAACTTTTCAACCTTGGAGTTATATAAGCCGCAAAAGAACAGCGATGATGGGGACTATAAGATATTCCAGCTTTGCGGCCAGAAATATGAAGTTTCCAATTATGGCACAGACCAACGGGCTCACGTGGCCAACCAGCAGAACCAGGACGGCACAAGTCCTTCTACACTGATAAGTACACCAGCAATAGTGAGTTATGACGGTGGTGACGTTTATTTGCGTTTCCGGGCTATGCCGTCAAATAACCAACTGGTAAATGCCCAGGTCATCATAGATCACATAGTTGATCCGAATTTCTCTGATTTTTATGAAAGTAACCTGAATGACCTTGGCCTGCAGGTGCCACAAGATACCGGTGCAGGAGAAGTTTATTTTCCAGATCGTGTACGGTTCTCAAATAATTACATTCAGGACACGCAGATCAATGGATTAAATGATTTTGATAATCTGGACCGGGAAGACTATAATGATTCTAACGGGGCCATCCAGCGAACAGAATACCTCAATGACAGGCTTTACTTTTTCAAAGAATTAATTACCTGTTATACCATGGTTTTCAAGAGCATCATAGTTGACAATTCTGGTAATCAGTTAATAGGTACTTCAAGTAAATTATTAAACCAGTTGCAATATTTGACCTTGCGGGCTGGTGTAGGCAATAACCCGGAAAGTGTAATTATCAATGGGAACTATATTTATTATGCCTCCGTAAATTTTGGCGCTTTCATTCGCATAGCAGGGGATGGCTCTGACCCGATATCTACAATAAGGATGCCCGAACCATGCTTGCTGTGGCCGGCCAGTATAATTTGCCGCTTATACCCGGTGTGGACCGGCAAAGCGGTGAGGTAATGTGGTCCATACCATCGTATCAACCTTTACTTTTCAATAAAATATTTGATACACCTGATTGGCAGACTTCAGGAATACCGCTTCCAGGTGGGATTACGTGGATTATTACCCAGCAGCCAGCAAATAGCACAGCATCAATAGTAGGAGGATTATTCAATATTACCGGTACAACAACATTAGGCGATGATTTTCTGCTTTATAAAGTACAATACGCTGATTTATCTTTCGGCCCGATAAAGAAGTTTTGTTTTACAGTAATTGCCGCGCCACCACAGCCACCAGCTTATAGATTAAGAAGCAGCAGTGTCTATTGTCTTCCAGGAGGAGGCGCACCGTTTACAGGAAAACAAGGCTGGACGTTACTGGAGGGTTATAATATAGCTACGACTGCGTTAAGTGGTTTAATAACCTTTAACCTGCCTAAAATATCGCCCCAAGCATTTGTTCCGGATGGTAGTGGCATGACTTATAATTTTGTCAATGTAGCTCCCTCTGGTGGTTCAAACAATGATTTGTGGTACAATACGCCAGCAGATACTTTATACAAGAAAATAGCAGGCGTTTGGACTTTATTAACTGATAGGGTAACGAACATTTTTTATGCTACGCCAATAGATAATACCGGTTCATGCCCTATACCGCCGCCAGCAAACCATTTTAATATCAGGTCACAATATGGCATGACTGTTATCGGGGTGGTTGACGTACTTACCACCGGAACGCCACCATTAGCTTCGCCAATATCAGTTGGCCCGGGCGGTTTACTATCGCTTGCTTATACAGCAATTAACATAGGTGCCGGCGGTACATCTAAAATAAGTTTGACAGGTATGCCAGCAAGTCCATTTGTTGAAGTACATTTGGTTGTAAATGGTATATTGGTTGATTCTAAGCCAGTAACAGGCCCGGGAGATTATACATTGACTTATCCGGCAGGCGTAACTTCACCGACAGATATTTCATGGGAGATTGATTTACATTAAAATGGGATATAGCATCATCACCGGTACAACAGGAGTATATGACCCAAGCGGATCATATATAGATAGCGGATGGGTTATTGCTGGCGGTTATGCTGTACATTACCCATGCAACCCTGGTTACATGACCTATATTCCCGGTTTCCCTGTAGTAGTTGGGAAAACCTACATTATTAAATATACTCTTGATGAATATGTCAGCGGACAGGTATATCCAATTGCTGGCGCTACCAATGGAACCAGCAGAACAGCAAATGGTATATATACTGATACCCTACTTTGTACGACCACTGGCCAGATTCAATTTTACTCTGACGGTTATTTGCGTATAAGCAGTTTAACTGTGCAAGATCAGGCAGCTGCCGTAATCCCAGGATTTACTTTAGCTTTCTTTGATGGCGATAAAAAGAAGTGGGGGCTGCAAATGTCATTTGAAACAGAAATGATGTGCCGGTTTAAAAGTGTGTTGTTTGTTTTCAAGAATGGCCAGGTATGGCAGCAGGCATCAAACGATGTGCATAATAATTTCTTTGGCGTACAATATAACTCACAGATACATATCATAGCCAATTTCAATCCAAAGGATGAAAAAATATTTTACTCCATGCACATAAGGAGTAACCGCTCCTGGTATGCGCATGATATTGGAGATTTGATGATACCACCAACAGAAGGCAAAATTTTGGGTATGCAGTCACGTTTACGTAAAAACAGGATTAACCGTTTACAGGGAAGTTATTTCGGTGATTTTTTAAGAAATATGCTTGACCCTCGTTTTATGGATCAGGAAGTGGCTTTATTCCAGGGAGCAGAATTAAGAGGAAACCTGATGGAAATTATATTGACTAATAGCGATACTATTGAAGTAAACCTGTTCGAGATCGACATAAAAACCAGTAAATCTATGTACACTTAATAAATTAATTTTATTATTACATTTGATACGATGAGTACCCCAACTAATTTGCGCAGGTTTAACATAAAGTTCGATGAGCTGGAAGCAGCCATTTTCAGCGAAAAAGAGAAAGGTATCAGCCTTACTGAATCCAAATCCAAAATAGATCATATCTTCACGCCAGGTATTTACATGCGTAAAATGTTTCTTCCAAAAGGAGAGATAATCACAGGTAAAATTCATAAGACCATCCATCCTTTTATCATGTCATTAGGTGTCATACGCCTTTGGTCATTTGAGTATCCTGATGGAGTTCAGGTTGTTGCGCCCTATCATGGGATAACGCAAATAGGTACCCGACGATTAATTTTCGCTGAAGAAGATACTTACTGGACTGAAATACACCCCAACCCGGATAACTGTAAGGATTTAACCATCCTTGAAGAACGTTTGATACAACCGCATACCAATAAATTACTTATGTTACAATTAAACGAAGCATCGTAGGTGGCTTGGATTTTGGTAGGATCAGCAGTCGTAGCGGCTGCCCCTGCAATTTATAAAGGAATTAAGGGTATTGGTCAAAGTAAACAGGCCAATGCCATGCATCCGCTTGATCCGGGCTATCAGATGAATCAGGGCGTCATCGACAATGCCAAAACATTAAGTGATTATTACGGTAACTATCAGTTGCCGGGTTATTCTAAGATGCTGGACAATATCAACAGCAACGCAGCAAGTTCTTTTGCTGGTGGTGTACAGGGGGCAACA